AGGTGTCAAAACTCCCCGCTGTTGTTTCATTTGAGTTTTTCAAAAGATCATCAAATACCCTACAGGAAATGTCCTCGGCTTTTAGTACAGATACCGTAACTGGATTCGCTAGTTCAATCGGTAGTGGCATCGGCGGTGCTTTAGGTTTTGAACAAACTGATGAAACACGAGCAAACACAGCATATAGAAATCAAGCCATCATTGATGATAATCTCGCACAGGGAGCATATGTTGGAAGTACGCTCGAAGCACTTAATCAGGTCAAGGATGTCAGACTGAACCGTGCTTCAGAAAAGACTATGGATCGTATTTTCATGTATGTTCCAAACTCAATTTCCTTCACTGATAGTTTTGACTACGAAGAGAGAAGTCAAGCATCTCTCAGAACGTTCTATGAGATGGCGGCAGGAAATAGTCGAGTTGTATCCGAAAGTATTCGACAGGGTATTGGAAGTATGTTGTCTAAGCAGGTTGCCGGGTTTACTGATACATTAACAGCAGGAGCAGTTAAATTTGATCCGTACAACTCGTTGAGATCCGCCATCGGCTTGGTGTCAAATGATAGAAATGAGCAAACCTTTAAGGGTGTTCAAAGAAAATCCTTTCAGTTCTCATTCCAGTTTGCTCCAACCAGTCCAAAAGAAGCGGTCGTAATGCAGAACATTATTCAATGTTTTAGATTCCACTCTGCACCTGAGTTGGCTGAAAGCACTACACAGTTCTTTGCCCCACATGAAGTTGACGTTCGTTTCTTCAGAAATTCATTTGTCACTGGTGGAACTGAGGCAATCAAAGACTCCTTCGGTCGAGAAGCAGAGGCTAGTGAGGTGTATAGCGGAGGTGCGGGTCAAAGAGCCAGTGTCGGTAAGTTACTTGAGAATACCGAAATACCAAAAATTGGAAGATGCTTTGTTACTAGTGTTAACCTAAATTACACACCTCAGGCAAAATCATCCTTCTTTGTCAACGGCGTTCCAACTGAGGTAACTATGGCTGTGACTCTACAGCAGGCAATCATGACAAACAAGCAGTTCGTGTTGCAAGGATTCTAAAAATGCTATTCGATTCATTTCCAACAACAAGTAAAATTTTAGGTGAAAAATTAGTTGAGATGACTGACATCATCCGAAAGGTTGTATTCACCGACGAGGTTATCAATCTATCTGATGTTTACGCCGAGTATAGACTGTCGGATGGAGACACATTAGAATCGATTGCAAGAAAGGTGTATGGTCGTGAAGATCTCAGTTGGGTGTTGATGATTTTCAATAAACTAACTGATCCTTTTTACAGCAAGTCTTTAGGCACAGTGCCATACAACAACTACCTTAACGAAAAGTATGACGGTCAAACCCTGTTTCTCGGTGCGAGTGGATCATCGTTTCCTTTCACCGTGGCGACATCCTCATCAACGGCAGGGATTTCAATTGGCACTTTACTTTTGAGTAAGGTTGGTAACAGTGATGGATCGGTATCATATAAACGAGAGCCTAGAGGAACGATCAAGCACTATGATCCTCGTATGGGAGTTATTCGTCTAACAGACCAAACAGGTAAATTCAAGGCAGGTGATGTCGCAGCCGTTCTTGATAATCGTGTTGAGGTTACATCTGCATCAGTTTTGAAGACTGTGGATTACAGCAGAGAAGCACCATACTTTTTTGGTCAAGGTATTACAGGCTCTTCCTCTGACCTCAATCCTCTTGGAACAACACCCGATGCAAATGGTGTACAGGCATCCATTGGGACAACCAACTCCGCACACTCGGATTCTGTGACATACGGAAACACTCTTTTGTATGACTACATTACAAACAATACTCAGACTTATGTCGTATCAAACAATGACTACGAACAGTTTTTGAATGAGCAAAAAAGATTTATCAAGGTGCTTGATCCTGTATTCATTCCCCAAATAGAACTGCAAATGCGAGAACTGATGAGAGATGCGTAAGTCATATGAGAAACAAAATGATTTAGACCTCCTAGCACTGTATCTTTTCAAAGAAGATACGATTGTTAGTATGGAGCAGGTCGCAACCACAATGACTGTGTTTGAAAGTATTGACTCTCAATTTATTACAGGAGAGTTTTCTTTTGTTGACAACAACAAGATCATGAAGTCATTTGACATAAAAGAAAACTGTTACCTTGTTTGTTGTTTTAGAACACCTGTGCCAACCAAGTTGAAAGACAACATGGGGAATATGATTCCAAAAAATCTCACTGACACCAACAGTGTGATCGTAATGAAAGTTGACGGGATTAAAGAAAGAACTAGATCACCCAAACAAAATGGTGAGTATGTGGTGTTGAGGTTATCATCGCCGTCACGTTTTCTTGATCAAATTAACGTGATTAGCAGAGGTATAAAGGGAAGCGGAACTGCACCTATCGTGGAACTCGTAGAAGAATTCTATTATGATAGGGAGAATTCATATAACACAGGGATGCCCGCTCTAACAGATGAGAGCCTCATCCAAAAATATGCACAAAGTGGAGTTAGTGTTTATGATGACCGTTACAAACTAATCTCTTTGTATAACTTATCAGACACGGATACTGAGGTTAGACATGCATTCCCTTACATGAACCCCTCACGCATGATTGATTCATTGTGTTCGGATCTAACCTCTACTACCAATGATCCCGGTTATGTTTTTTGGGAAACCTTGACTGGATTTAAACTCGCATCTATGCAGTCTCTTTTTTACAGCAGTCCAGTTATTGGATATGTTAAAACACTGGCGGACTCACGAAATCAAGAAAGCACTGATGAGCGGCTGGCATCTCTCTTTACGATTCAATCAATGACAGCGGTAAACAATAGTAGAAGAGATGTACAAACTGCGAGCGGTGCGTTCAATACCGAACTTCACGAATTTGATATCACAACCAAAAGTATAGTAAAACGAAATTTTAATTACGACACAGACAATCCCTACACAGATGAAAAAGATAGATTCCCGGCTGTTGGTAATTCAAAGTATGTTAATGAAAAGTCTAGACCAAGTATTATTTCGCCATTTGAAGTCGCGTCTTTTAGGTTTGATGAAAGTCGTGATGAACCAGATCCAAATCTTTACATTGATGACGAGGGTGAACAGGCTATGGTGAGCCAATCAATCATGTTTGGTGACACCAGTTTAAATGTGGTGATCGCTGGGAATCACATGATTGAGGCTGGTAATACAATTCAGATAACATTGCCACCCACATCTCCGGTGACAGAACAACAAGTAGACGAAGAGATGTCTGGGACATATGTCATCAGAAACCTCGGACACACTTTTGAATTTTTAACAAACACACACAAAATGAGTTTAGATTTGGCAAGAAACTACAGGACTGAAAGAACATCAGTTGTCAACTTAGATCTAAGAGGTGAGTCATGAATCCCAATATGGTATGGTTTCAAGGAGTGGTTGAAGATAGAAATGATCCACTACAACTTGGAAGAGTGAGAATTCGTTGCATTGGTTATCACACAGATGACAAGAGGGAACTCCCCACTGAGGAATTACCGTGGGCAACACCGATTCAGCCAATCACATCTGCTGCAATGAGTGGCATTGGCACAACACCCATCGGTCCCGTGGAGGGTTCGTTTGTTGTTGGGTTTTTCAGGGACGGTGAATCAGCAGAGCATCCTGTTTTCTTTGGGACAATCGGTGGACTACAGACTGGACAGAAACTCCCAGCAAGATCGGGCTTCCAAGATCCAAACGGAAACTATCCACTGACCGAGGGACCGAATACCAGTAACGATACAAACTCGCTCGCAAGAGGAGCGGCTGGTATTCCGGTTGAAACTAGATTGGAAAATCTTGACGCTTTCTTGGCGGCGGATCCAAACATTCCCTTTCAGTTCAATCCGGTGAAAGAGCCACCGCCAACTTACGATGCAAAATACCCGTTCAATCATGTTCGATTCACAGAGAGTGGTCACGTTGAGGAGTTTGATGACACCCCAGAAAAAGAACGGATGATGCGTTACCATAGGTCTGGGACGTTTGAAGAAATCGGACCAGATGGAGAAAAGACTACGAAGGTCGTTGGTAAAAACTACACCGTGGTCATGAGTGAAAATGATCTACATGTGATCGGTCCCTGTAACGTTCAACTTGACGGTGCGACAAGTGTAATTTTAGCAAAGGGTGCAAAGATTACATCATTAAGAGATCTCGATATCACCGTGATTGGAGACTTCAGTGTGAACGCTCTTGGAAAGGCTAGTATCAACGGATTGCAAACAAATATCAGAGGGTTCCCACTCAATCTTAATGGACCTCCTGATCCAGAGGACATCCCATTCTAAGGAGTTATTATGCCAGAATATGTTGACGTAAAGGGAATTAGTGAAGACGGTAAGAGGTACATTGAGTATGTGCTGTCACTCGGATTTGATTTTTTCGAATTTGTTGAAGAGCCGCTGTACGCGAAGTATCTAAAATCACACCCAACAAATGTGACTGCAAGGTATCATTTTGTTGAAATGATCACGGAGGGTGGTCATGGTGTTGACAGACCACTAACAGATGGTGAGATTGTTTCCGCTCACCCAGAAATACAACTGTCACAGATAACGGAACTACGTCAGTTGTATCAAAGATCAAAAAACAGAAGACCCTTCAAGCAAAATCTTGAAACAACTATCGTTCCTATTCCAGCGTTGGTTATCACCGGTGCTAGAACTTTTGCTGACGACTTTTCTTTATACTTCAAGACAACAAAACCACTCAAAACTTTCATTTCAAAAACACCGATTGGAAGTTCTGGTGGAATGATCGACAGCAGTCAGACAAACACAAATGTCAGAAGAGCGATGACTTCTGTTGGTCGATCATCATCAAAGTTTGTAGGAACGGTCACACCTCCAGCGGGAGTCGTTGGAGATCTTTGGCTAAATACAGGGGAAGGTAAACTTTTTATGTTTATGACAGACGGTTCAAACTCTGGAATAACAACTGCATGGGTGGAGGTCTAATGTTTGCAATCGCAGGAGTAGGATCGGCAGTGGCGTGTGGTGGTGCTGTGCTTACTGGCAATTACACTGTTCTTGCAAGTGGGATCCCGGTCGCTGCAATCGGTGATGCAACATCTCCATGCCCGGACAGACCGCCCGGAACAATCGTAACGGGAAATTTTACGGTTCTGATTTCGGGAAGACCCTGTGCAAGGATAGGTAGTGTTCAGACTGACGGATCCCCGATCATAACAGGAAATTATACGGTGACATTACCATGAGCAGTTATCCAAATACAACCGATGCGATTGCGAGTATCAATCAAGATTTCATTGACCTTTCTGGGTGTAACATTATCGATGCTCTGCCGCTTGACCCCAAACTGAAGGAGATCTTAGATAAGGCAATTAGTGGTGATCTTTTTCAAAACCCAGTCGAGGCATTGATTCAGAGTGGTCTTGGTGCGGTTCAAGGATTTGCCTCAGAGATGTTTAATGAAGTAAACGAAGGACTCACCTCAATCATGGGTGATGTGGAGGGGACTTTAGCCGAAGTGCAGGCAGGGTTATTTGGTGATAATGTTAACATCATTGAATTCGTAGATCCAGAGAATCCTAACAATACATTATTCCGACCAGAAAACATCGCAGAGTTTGTAACAAGACAGTCAAATAGGTTAACAGAAGGCTGTGAGATGTTTCAACAACAATCAGAAATTTTGTCTGGAGTCTCACTAACTGGCAACCCACCAAGCGGAAATCAATACAACTCGGACGGTGGTGTTGATGGGATGCCGGGAATCACCAGTCTTACAAATATCGCGTCTGGCTTCAATGGGGTCAAAAACACTCTAGACAATCCAGATGAATTAGTTGACAACTACTCCGAATTCTTTGGCTCAGTCGCCGGTCCCGGCTCTGAGTTATTCACCTCGTTTAATTCAGTTATGGACGGTGATGTCACGGCTGCATTCGCGGCATTTCCACTGAACTCAGATGGTGGTATTAACTTTGCGGACAACAATGCATTAGCCAACGTGGCAAACGCATACGATGCTGCGACAAATGCCATCGATGCTGTTGAGGCTCTTATCAACAATGAAAGAGCGTTGGCACTTGCGGCGGTTGAGGTGTTAGGCAAACTAACGTTTGGATTCTCCATCCTTGCCATGCTCGCCGATCCTTGTTTCGGGAGAGTCTTGGCACAGAAGGTATTTAATATCTGATAGATAGTAATATGGCTCGTTACACAGATCTAGATCTAGACTTCACCAGAAACCCGATCTCGGGCGATATATCTGTTCGTAATGACGAGCAGGCTATCATTGGTTCAATAAGAAATATTGTCAATACTATGACAGGTGAAAAGAAGTTTCAGCCTGACTTTGGTGGAAATATCAGAAGGCTTTTATTTGAACCCATTGATTCTATTACCACCCTTAAGATTGAAGATGGTCTTAAGCGAGCAATTTTAGAATTTGAACCCCGAGCGATTCTACAGACAGTCGAGGTAATACCATCTTCCGATGAACTTTCATATAATGCAAGCATCATTTTTAGAACACGAAACCAACCCAGACCGGTCACAACAGTCATCAAACTACAGAGGGTACGATAATGGCAACAAATATTAGAGTTAACTCACTTAACTTTGACGGCATCAAAGATAACCTAAAAACACATCTATCTTCGTCTGCTGTTTTCAAAGACTATGACTTCGAAGGCTCTGGGCTTTCGGTGCTTTTAGATCTTCTTGCATACACAACTTATTATCAAGGTGCGTACAATAACTTTGCTGCCAACGAAATGTTCATCACAACTGCGGAGCAAAGATCCTCTGTTGTCTCACATGCAAAAACATTAGGGTACTCCCCTCGATCTCGAACTGCTCCGACCGCGAGCGTGAATGTTAGATACTCGTCAGCACCCTCCTCTAGCACACTACGGGCGGGTGGTGCAATCTTTTCAACTAGAGTAAATAATAAGTCTGTAAGATTCACAAATGTCGATGCGGCAACAATTGACTTAGCCGCAACCGGCACAGCAGATCACATCGTTGGTTTGGATATCAAAGAGGGAACCATCAGAAATATTTCATCTGTAGTTCCTAGTAATAGAAAATATCAAACCGTGGTGATTCCCGACACCAAAGTAGATACCAGTACAATCAAAGTGACAGTCCAAGACTCTGTGTCAGATTCCTCCGGTATCACAAACGCTTGGTCAAAAGCAACTAGTTTGGCAAGTATTACCGGCGGCAGTAGGGCATACTTTGTTGAACAAGATTATAGTGGAAAATACTCTGTGGTCTTTGGGGATGGAGTTATTGGTGCGACACTAGCACCGGGTAACTTGGTCACTGTTTCGTATCTGTCAACAAACGGACCTTTGGCTAATGGTGCTGGTGGATCAGATGTGTTCGGCGGAACTCAGTCATTCACATTTGTATCCGGTAGCACAGTCACAACTGTCTCACCTGCATCTGGTGGTGATGAACAGCAGAGTGTCGAGAGTATTCGTCGCACCGCACCAAAAGCGTATGCTGCACAAAATCGGGCAGTGACAGCAGCCGATTTCAAGGCGTTGGTAGAGAACAACTTCTCTGGTTTCTCATCGATCAATGTTTATGGTGGTGAGGATATGGACCCACCTGTGTATGGAAAGGTATTCATCTCTCTTAAATCTAATGTAAATGAGACTGTTACTGACACACTGCAAAGGGAGATAGTAGACTATCTTAAAACAAAGTGTCCTCTTTCAATTCAGCCAGAGGTTGTGGTTCCAGATTTAGTTCATGTTTCTGTTGATACTCAATTTACATATGATCCCACGAGAACACCACTAAGTCAGGCTGCACTACAAGAAGTGATTAGATCTGTTTCTGATACCTACTTGACAGTAAACACGCAAAACTTTGATACTGCTGTTAGTAAAACTCTTCTTGAAAAAGCAATCATTGATACAGATCCATCCATCACTTCTCTTAATAGCACACTTAGGTTGGAAAAAAGAGTTATTCCTCTGTCATCTAGAACCAATTACATTTTTACTTTCGATACAGAAATTTTCCACCCACACGATGGACACACCAGTGTTGTGTTTTCAAACCCTTTCATTTACTTTGATGGGGCAAGTGGCACGGAAAAAGAGGTGCGGGTTAAAGATGACGGTAATGGCAAATTGACTCTTTTCGAACTGATTGGTGGGACTGAGAACACAGTGGATTCTGACTTCGGAACAGTTGACTACGTTAACGGTGTGGTTAGTTTCGATATAGCAACACTCAGTCTGGTGAGTGGTAGTGATAGTATTAGGGTAAACATGGTCCCCGCATCTAACATTGTTAGGTCACAGAGAAATCTGGTTTTGACACCTAGCACCTCTCCCACAACAACATCTGGTTCTGTATCTGGAGCGAGTGTAGCCACAACCAGCACAACCACTTCGGTTTACAGTCCCGGTAGTGGCGGTGGTGATGGCGGCGGCGGCGGTGGTGGTGGATACGGAGGTTATTGATGGTGAAAAGTTTCAATAAATCAAACAACCAATTTAGTTTCCAAGAACCGTCTACTAGCACTAACTTCGAAAAGGGTCGGCAGGATTCTGCTGCTGCTGATTCTGCTGCTGCTGATCCTGATGCGAATCAGGGAGATACTCGACCCGGATTTATTATTCGTGATGGTATAGTGGTTCCTGATCCATACTCCGAAAACGTATATGAAATAGATCTAAGCAATGCAGTAGATCAGTCAGAACAGTCAAGTGGCGATCCCAGACCTCTAACAGACGCGGGTAGAGAAATCGCCGGTATGCTTATGGGTATGGTTCAGCCCATTGATCCTCTGGCTGATATCACAAACACGGTCGGTTCTCCTCTTCCGATTGATGAAAAAATATCAACTCTAGTTACTTCGATTTTACCTGCTTATGTTGGTGAAGATCATAGAACTTTTATTCTGTTTCTCAAGGCATATTTTGAGTTCATGGAACTCAAAGGAAATCCTCGTTATGAAGCAGTGAAGTTGCAACAAAATTTCGATATTGATGAGACACTTGACTCATTCGTTAAATACTTCATGGAACAATATGCCTCTGGGTTTCCGCTTACTGTTGAAAGTGGAATGTCAGAGAGACAACTCATAAAAAGAATCAATGAGTTTTACGCTGAAAAAGGCGGAACTATTTCTGCTAGTTTACTCTTTAGGATTTTATTCGGTAAAGAGGCAGATATTGATTTCCCTAGAGAAAGACTTTTCAAACTCTCTGAAGGTGAGCAAAAAGTCATCTCTACAATGTATGTGAGCAATACAGTTTCATCTGCATCATTAAATGATGTTGTAGGCGGAATTGTAATTCAGTATCCTTACAATGCATCATATATTCCTGTTAAGTCTGGGCAACCAACTGCTGTTGGGTATATTGATGATATCATAATCTCCCGCGTGGATGGAATCAAACAGGCTAAAATGTCACTTGCTAACGTGCGTGGCAACTTCCTACCAAATAGAAAGGTTGATATTTCAAAGGGCGTTACTGCACTTACTGAAATGGTATTTGACCAGATCGTGGGTCTCACCGTAGAGAACAAAGGTTTAAACTTTGTTGCTGGTGATGACATTACAGTTAAGGACAGCAGCGGAAACCTCGTCGGGTCTTCGCGTATCAAGAGCGTTGGTGTATCAGGCGAGATCAAGTCTATTCAAAGACTCGATACGAGTACAATATTCAAACCCTATGAAACATATACTATCGCAACTGATTCGGTTGGTTCTGGAGCCACAATTTCGCTAATAACCGGTTATGGAAACTCTCCTACCTTTATTAAGAAAATTTCACAACGGTCAACTCTATCATCAAAGTCTGTGGTACAGGATAATAAAAGAAATCAACAATTATCTTATGTGATTTTGGTCGAAGAGCAGATTAACAGATTCAGGGATATTGTAAAGGAAGTGATCCACCCGGCAGGATCTAAAATGTTCTCTACACACCTTGTCAAGAGAACATTCACTGCCACCACTTTTGATTTTAATCCCCCTCAACAATCACGCACCTCTGATAACCCCCGCACATATCTTCCTGCCATTGGTCACTTCACCCCGTATCTCGGGTCAGGAACTTTTGATCTTAGAGGAGATACTTACGGGTCAACATATATCGATTACTACCCGACTGGGTTCAATGGTCTTACGATGGCGACTATTGGAACCTCTGCAACACACGACCCCATCACCGCTGGCTTTACCATTGGTGCAATGGGTGGTCCAAGTGCCGGGACTCAAAATCCAGAGGCTTACGGAGTTACCTTCAGTGTAAATGCAGGCGTGACCCTTCCCGGCTACACCGTTGAAAACATCGATCAACAGATCCAAGTTACAGGGACCGATTCAATCACTGCCCCCTTCTGGATCGTATACAAGCACCCAAAGAACGCACTAACAAATACACCTACTGCTGGAGTTACTGCTGATTCCATTATTACTTTCCCACTAAACGTAGAGGGGTTCAGTGCAGGTCACTTTGTGGGATTCACCACGGGAATCTCTACGGGAGATATCGTTGTTCAAAGATCATCTAATAGAGTCACTGCCATTGGAGTTTTTAGTGGTCTTACATCCGAAAGATCTCCGGGTTCTAAATTCTCATCTGTTCGGGCGACTGGTAAAACTCTTGGTATGAATCTATCACTAACTGTAAAAAATGGAAACTTCACAAACGAACCGTATGAAGATGGCACAAGAAGATACCTCCTAAATACTAGGACTGGTAATACATACGATACGTTAGGGACTGGTGATTTTGCGTTTGACGAGCAAACTGGATCACTTACAAGGTTCGGATGGTCCGATGTGGTCATTGGGGACTTTTTAACGAAGAGCATCTATTGAGGTAAACAATGGCTACGGCAACACAAGACGCACAAACAAAATACCAACTTGCAACGGCTTTTATTAATCAGTTCGATCCATTTCGTTCGGAGAATCTTTTTATTGGTATCGGAAAAATCTCTATCGGTGGCTCAAGAACTGGTGATGGTCAAAGAAGTGATGTGGCAGATGGTCTTACAAGAAAAAATATTCTATTCACACAAATTGTGAAAGAAAATGACGCGGCTTATGTTGTTGAGAGAAAAGACTGGGCATCAAATACTGTATATGATCAGTATGATCCATCACAGGATATGTCAACCAAAAATTTCTACATTTACAATGCGAGTTCTGGAGTCAACGCCCTTTATGTCTGTGTGGAAGCACCATCGTCTGTCTCTTTGAGACCGCCTCAAACACTCTCGAATGTAGAAGAGGATACCGGAGATGGATACAGATGGAGGTTCGTCTCAAAGGTTACTGGTGATCTTGAAAAATTCTTAGATGACAACCACGTTCCTATCAAGTTCATACCCACATACACTTTACCAAGCGGCGAAGATGTAGTAGTTGGTGATGATCTTCCACAATACACTTCACAGTTAAAGGCAAAAGGAAATCCACAAAACGGTGAGGTTCAAAGGATCACGGTCACACAGGGGGGAACTCCGGCGGTGTACTCTAGATCAATTTTTGCTGGATACCGACAAGAGATCAGAAACTCACTCGCAACAACCACTCAGTTGGATGATGAGGCATCTTCAGTTAATGATTTCTATAATGGATATGCTCTTATCTTTTCAACTGGACCCAGAGCAGGACAAAGCGTTGAAATTACAGACTACGATGGTACATCAAGAGTTGCCACACACGCCTCCATTTCGGTCAATGCAAATCCGGGTGATTTTTATGAGGTAAAACCACTAATTACAATTAGCGGTGATGGTTCTGGTGCAGTTGGTATTGGAGAGTGCAATAGTGATGGACAAATAACCCAAATCACTGTTACAAACTCTGGTAGTGGTTATGAAACTGCATCTGCCGTTGTAAGCACAACAAAAGACGGTGGTACTGATGTTCCAACTCTAACACCAATTATCTTTAACGACAGAGGGCAGGATCCCATCTTTGAACTGTTTGCATCTACGGTAAAGATCGTTACACAAATTCCACCATATGAAGGATCGTCTCAAACATCACCAAAAGGTAATGACTATACCGAAATTTTCCTTGCATCACAATTATTAGTTGGAACCGGACCCTCTGATCAAGGAAAACTAGCAGGTCACAATGCGGATGTTACCACAAAGGTTCGTCTAGAAACAATCAGTGGTGGTGAGATTGGTGCTGGCACTATCGTACAAAACGACATCGTATACGGTGAGACATCAAAAGCCTTCTCTCAGGTTGACACCCTTGCGAACAGTCCAAATGATAGTAACGTTTTGGTAGGTCTTAAGGGAGTCGGTGGTGTCATCGGCGACTATGAGGCAGGTGAGATTGTTCAGGTTATTACATCCACCGGAACAACATTGGCAACCAAAGGCAGAACACTCAAAGTTGAAAAGTCTTATACGCCAAGCACCACCATCACTTTCCCTAAGCAATTCTTTAGAGGCACACATAAGGTTGGTGTTACATTCAGTGCGAAGCCTTCAGTAAGCACCGCTGTCACAGGTGCATCTGGTTCGGTTGGTTTGATTGCTGGCATTGCTGATGTAGAGGGAACAAATTCAACCAACTCAGGTGCTACACTTTTCTTAACTCAAGTTTTTGATAGCCTTACCTCGGGAACACTTGATTTTACAGTTGGTGAAAAAATCACCACCACAGTGGGAGAGGCTACAGTAAAAACTATTGTGGGTCCAGAGATTAATTTGAATTCAGGTAAAATGTTATACATAGAAGGTATCACTGCTGTCGATAGAGACGATGAGCAACAAGATACTATTGAACTACTGTTCGATTTCTAATAGGAGAGATAGATGTCAATTGGCGAAAATACTGATGTGAGTGCATTCAATGAGAACGTGATGTCGCGTGCTCCTTATTATGATGACTTTAATCCTGATAAAAAGTTTCTGAAAGTTCTCTTCAAACCGGGACAAAACGTACAGGCTAGAGAACTGTCACAGGTTCAGTCTATTCTACAGAATCAAATTCAAAGATTCGGCAGTCACATCTTTGCAAATGGCTCTCTTGTTAGTGGCGGTGAAGTAACTGTCTCGAATGGTTTTTTCGCTAGAGTAAACTCAACGCGGGGTCTTACCGATACT